TCTTAAAATACTTCTACGTCTGGAAGAATCCAAAGAGACTTACCTCATTAGGACACATCCTATGGAGTTCCTCATCAAAATGAAAGTGTTTCTCTATGACAACAGGAGCATGTCCTTTATCAAGAACTGCAAGGTTACTTGAACCAACACTCTCTAATGTGAATGCTCTATGCAAACTATAGTTATCCACTCTCTTAGTCTCAAAAGGTGGGATACCAAACTCATACCCACGCATCGCAGCAATACCACGTACCGCAGCATATTGAAACATCTGATTACCTAGACGACCTAGGTTTCCTATCTGATTAAACGCCAGCATTTAATTCCTTCCCTCTACGTTGGATGTAATTTAATGTGGAATAATACTGTGTCAATTCATCCTTGTCCAGAGTCCTGATCTTATTCCACAAGCGATCATTGTCTTGGAACTTAGGGTTATGGTAGTGAGAATTAAATGTCCTACCATGTTCAAAGTGAAAGATGTCATCAATGACTCTACCAACTTTAAATCCAAATAGATTTAGTCTGTAGTAAAACTCACAGTCTTCTGCACCCCATGAAATAAACTCTTCATTCCATAGTCCAGCAGAAACTTCAGCAGTCTTAGTGATCATCTGGCCCCAACCAATAGAAGATGGAACCCTCGCTGAACTGGCCTGAACAATACTAGTATCAAAGTCCTTACCATCATGAGATGATAGAAACTTATCTAATAGATCATCAGAATAATTAACTGCCCACTGATAGATACCACATCCAAATGGATAGACAGCATCAGATCCTTCTTGTGTAATTGAACGGTAAGCAAGTTCGTGACTGTTCTTTGGTACTACAACATCCACATCATGATTATAGATGATAGGAGTGTCAGCAGCAACACATAAGTCATTTAAGATACGAGTCTTATGAAAGAATTGTTCATCACTCTCTTCAAATATATGTTTTAACTGACTGGTATCGCCAACATACTTCCGTATCTGTGGTAAGGCACTCTCTTTAAAATTAGACTTTTTATCTACTTCTTTAACCAGAACTTTTGCTTCTGGAAAGTTCTTCAGTATATAAGTAACCGAAGTGATTACATTTCGGAGTCTATCATCTGACTCAATCCTACAAGGTAGTAAGTAAGTTAAATCTTTCATTTATTCTGGAGCAATGTAGGATGGATCGTTATGTATCTTCTTCCATCTTGGAGGAATAAGATCCTTCATATCATACTTCTCATATGCAACACCGAACCAAGGATCGGGAGCAACAACTGTCCAATGAGAATTGGTTCTGTCATCTCCACCTCTTTGTAACCATGCACCCCACCATGATAAGGATGAGTTGGCAATGATACCACCTCCACACAATGTCATAAGACAGAGATCAATGTAAGGTACAGATGCACCATCACCAAACTCCTCATAGGATGCGTCAGAGAATAAGAACCTCTCTCCTTTCAACCAGTCCTGTTGCTTACACCAATCAATAGTATCTGATACAACTACAACATTCTTATCTTCTGGGAATTGTTTTAGTGCCTCAATATAAAATTCTTTCTTACAGATAGGATGATACTCTTGAACCATCTGGTACGACCACTTCTCTCCTCTCCTACCAGTTACATTAGGGTTACCTCTACGAACATGTAGGAATATATTATTCTGTTGTCCTCCATTCCCCTCAATAAACTCTTGACATGGTTCTAGATAATCTTTCTTGAATGTAAAGTCACCTAGGATATCAGCAGAGATAGTTTCAAAATACTTTTCTGTCTGGAAGTTACCAGAGAAATTAGTATTATCTTTACACTCATTAAAGATCTTCTCATTAAAGTGCATGTCTCTATAGACTTCCTGTTGATGAAAGAAAGGTTCTCCCTGATTCTGTGGGAGACATCCAGACATCTCGAAACAATCAAACAGACCATAGTTATCAAGTCTATCTGCATTAGGGCCTGGAATTATCCAATCAAACCCTCTGTTATGTGCGACACCACGAATGAAAGCATACTGGAACATCTGATTGCCCAACCTGCCTTCATTACCCATGCCTTGAAATGAAATAGCCATTACTTACTCCAATCTAATATGTCCCAACGTTGGGGTACAACATCTTTTGTATCTAGGTGTTCCATTGCAGATCCAAACCACTTCTTAGGGTTAGGGGCAATGATTTTGCCTCTATTGTTCTGCAACCATGCTCCCCACCAAGAGAAGGAACTGTTGGCAATTATACCACCAGAACACAGAGTCATCAAGCATAGATCTACTTGTGGTAACAAAGTATTCTGCATCTTACCAAGACCATCTATAGTTTGGTACTGATACCTAGAATTATCTTCATTGAATAAGAACCTATCATCATCAAAGAAGGATTGATTCTTACACCACTCTATATCATCTGTGAATACAAAGCACTCTTTATCTTCTGGGAATTGTTGTAACGCCTCCTCAAAATAACTGATAGGAAGTATAGGATGGTACTCTTCCCTACCTATATTATCAGACTGTCTGATATGTAAGAAGATAGGATCATTGAACTGACTTATAATATCCTTACAAGGTTCAAGGTAATCATCTTTGAATGTAAAGTCCTCACGGATCTGATCAGACATGTGAGCAAAGTATTTCTCTGTCTGCATGTAACCGTCAAGATTAACTCCATCAGTACAATGAAAGAGACTGTCATCAAATGCATGTCCCTTCTCATTAATAGTCATGGCATCATTAAACCCAATGTTCTCAGGTTTAACATTAGTCATCTTAAAGGTTTCAAATAATCCATAATTATCTTTATGATTACAATTATCTGGTGGAATCATCCACTGAAAGTTATTGTACCATGCGATACCTCGTAGTGAAGAGTACTGGAACATTTGATTGCCCAGTCTTCCGTTACTACCTAGTTTATTATAACTAATGGTCATAGATTTATAGTCCAAGTAGGTTCATGAATCTCTCTGGCATTTCTGACAAAGATAATATTATCATCATATAGTTCTTCCATATCATCTCGGTATCTTTCTATAACTTCATCAATATCCATTACATATACAGTATGTCCATCCTTAAGAAGATCTTCAACTAACCTAAGTCTTGGACTCTCTACAACCATATCAGATCCTACTTTGAATCCAATACTTTCTATAGAGAATGGAAGGCCTTCTTTATTCTGATCTATACAGAAATTCTTTATGAACTCTGCATGTGCTTGATTGAAATCATCTGTCACTTGAGGAAGACTATACTTAAGTCCCACACTGTCAGCGTAATGTCCCAAGGCACGATTGTCACGAGGCAAACAAGGACCACCAAAACCTAATCCAAAGTTTAGATACTTGGATCCTATCCTAGTATCTGCTCCAATTGAATCAAGGATGGCACCTATCTCTTCACTACATCCAGAGTTATGAAGGATCTGACCAATCATATTAGCATAACTGATCTTGTATGTAAGGAAACAATTAACACTTATCTTAGTAATCTCTGCAGCCTTACGAGACATCTGATGGAAACTTACATCGGTATCCATGATACTTTCATAGATGTCTTGGATCATTTCAAATCCACGGTAATAATCTTCACCATACTCACCACCACAGAGAACCATATCGGCTTCTCTCATGTCCTTAATGATACTACCCTGAGCAATAAACTCTGGATTGTAATAGACTGATACTCCACGGCCTTCTAATCGATCAACAACAGTATCACAATAGCCTGGATTGGTAGTGCATCCAATTACAAATACTTTACCATCAAGAGATGGAAACTTTATAAGATCCTCAACAACCTCATCAACACAAGTACAATCATAACTCCCATCATCAAGTGATGGTGTAGGTACAAATGTAAAGATTACATCCGAAGTACGAATTACCTCTTGATTATTTGTGGTAGCCTGAAACTTTTCAGATCTCATAAGAAGATCTTCTACTTCAGGTTCAGTGGAATCAATCTGTTTGTTCTTAAGGCCACTAACATAATGTTGCATCACATCAGAGACAATAACATTATGACCTGCATCTTCACATAACAATGCAAAACATAATCCTAGTCTCCCTGCACCAATTACCCCGATTTTCATTGGATTACTTGCTTACCTCCGTAGATTTGCGTGTTCTTTTTTTACGTGTCTGTCGTTTGGGAGCGACACCACCCACCCATGCTTCATTCTCTGGTGTGGTAGGATCATCTTTGACATAATGACCTCTCTTATTCCTTGCTCTTACTGGTTGCTTAGTAGTGACAGTAACCTTTACTTCCTCTACTTCTTTCACAACAGGTACTCGTACTACCGAGTCTGTAATGAACTGTTCGGCAGGATTGCCTGTACAGATCTTCCTGATGTGAATAACTCTTTCATCTCCTTCTACTGTGTCGCTCAACACCTCTACCGTTAGATAGGATGTGGACTCTAGGATTTTCATGATTCTCCAAGTTTAAATGTAGGTATTGGATCCATTTTGTGTCTGTTTTGTTTGTTGAGTCTCCATAAGATATCAACTGCTGGGCCAGCACCAGTCTCCATTGCCTCCTCTAACTGTGCATAGGTGGCACCAATCTGATCTTCATCAGTTCGATCATCCTCCCATAGACCATCAGTAGGTTTAGCATCAAGGATCTCTGAGATCACTCCCATGTGTCCTCCGAGTTCTCTGACTTCGGTTTTATAAAGGTCAGCAATAGGGGCGATATCAACACCACCGTCACCATACTTAGTATAAAAACCGATTCCATAATCTTCCACCTTGTTTCCAGTTCCAACAACAATCCCACCGACATTACCTGCGATGTGATAGAGAGTCATCATCCTAAGACGAGACTTACTATTCGCTTTAGCCAGTGGGTTACCAGTATATTCCAGTTCCATATCATTGGAAAGGTCATTGATAAATTTCGCAAAGGTTTCTGATAGATCAGTCTTTAGAACTTTAACATTCTCATAGTTGTTATCCAACCAAAAAAGATGTGCATCAGAAAGAGTTTCCTGTTCTATCTTTGTACTTAGTGGCATACCAACAGCATAAACTGGTACTCCAGTCTTGGCTGCAAGAGTAGAGGTGACAGCAGAATCAATTCCGCCAGACACCCCCACTACCAGTGAATTTATTTTATTATCATTAATATACTTACAGAGCCAACCAACTATATCAATAGTCAGTGTCCTATAATCATCAATTCGATTCATCCTTTCTTGTTGCTAGAATAACAGTGTTCTCATAGTCACGACCCACATCAAAGGTAAAATACTCTTTGATCTTATCAATGAAATCATTATAGTGGAAATCATTGAAATTGACAAGGTTGTATATGATATACGCATACTTGGAATGTTGTACGATGCATTGGAAGTATGCCATTTGTGATTCTAAATCACACTCAGACAGTGCGTAGTTACTAATGAATAGATCCACATCTGTGATCTCCTCAAGGTCTGTTGTTGGAATACACTTAACCTTATCCTTAAGATCTGGAAACTGATCAAGATACTTTCTCTGTAATGCACTGACCTCTGGTAAATCAATTAAGATGTACTCATCAAAGTCACAAACCTTACTAAGAACCCTACATAATCCACCATATCCTCCACCAACTTCTACTACCTTACTAATCTCTGCACCATCCATCATGAGTGCCATCTCAAAGGTGTTCTTCATATACCTTAGAGTTGTAGGCGATATGGTTCCTTTAATATCAGGGTAAGCAAACCTCTCTGGATTACCAATCTTATCGTTCTCTTTAAACAATTCAATGTTGGCATCAACTGCCTCCTCATTCATCTCTCTACAGATGTTGAGATAACATTGTCCTTGTTCTTTAAGTACATGTTCTAAGATAGTCTTGTACTTGGGATTAGATTTGAAGTTGGCAAAAGCCTCATCGTTTTCAACTGCCTCTACACATGCAGCCAAATACTCTACAGCAATTTGATCTTCTGCTTGCCATCCACTACGGTCATCCTTAACTTCCGTAGCTGCTACATCAATTGTTTCACTCATGATACTTTAACTCTCTGATCTCGTTGTGGGTCTAGTTGAATAAAATAATTACCGTAAAGATAATCCTCTGCGACTCTCATACATTGAGCAATCTCAAAGTTTTCTTTAATAACTTCCTTCTTAGATTCATAATACTCTTTGGTAAGTTTTTCCCAAGGAATGTTATCCCAAGGTTCATTCTGATCTAAGAATATTATTCCTTCATGATTGAAGTACTGTGCTACTCCAGCAGTACCATAATATACTGGTATTGTACCACATGCGAAACAATCTGTCAGTTTCTCAGTAAAATAGGTAGGATAATTCGCATTTTCACATGCAAAGCTGAACATATAGTCACGCAGGCCTCTAGATTTCTCTTTTAATGGGAGTTCTTTTCCTAAACCCCATCCAAATAGGTCATCCTGTCCAAACTTCTCTACATATTTCTCTACAACTCTAAGTCTTCTTCGATGTCCTTCAGTATATCCCTTGTTAGATGCAATCATCGATACAAGTTTAGACTTCTCGTAGATATCCCTATCCATAACCCAAGGAGCTGCATTAGATAGACAGTAAAGGAACTTACCATCTGGGCCTGACTCTTGAGTTAATCGTTGATCGGATGTAAAGATACCATCAACCCTACTAGCAACGAAGTCATAGTTATCTTCGATCCATTTGTATTGATCTGGAATAATTTCTCTAGATTCCAACAACCAAATGAACTTAGGTCTCCCAGTGTTATCTTCGAGTACTTTTAATGCCTCTCCATTAACATAAAGATTAACTAAACCAGATCCGTCCCTCTTCCATGTAGTATAAACAGACCTATTGTTTGCTGAAGTAGATGGTTCTAATGAATCATTACAGAACAAATTAATAGGAAACTTATTACTAGGATCCAAGAGAGGAATGTCTATCCCTGTTGGATTCTTCTTTGCAAATTCAATAGTCTCTTGCAGAGCCTTTAACTCTGCCTCATTCTGTGGTACTGGTGGTGTATTACTCATAATACTGTTTCATACCTCGATAGATGTTTTCAATACCTTCCTTTATGGAAGTCTTTGGGTTCCAATACTCTCTGATGAATGGGTCTGGTATGTTTCTTGCATCCTTCTGTACTTCATCTTTCGCCTGTGCTGGCGTAATCGTGACAGTCTTTTCCTCGGTTGCGAATATATCCTGTATGATTTTACCAATTTCCAGAATAGTTGTACCAATACCAGAAGTAATATGAAGCTCATTATCAGAATTGAACTTATCATATTCCAACATGAGCGTCTCCAATGCTTCGCAACAATCTTCAGCGTATAGAAATTCCCTTTCCTCCGTACCATCTGTCATCATATCAATGTTACCTGTTTCAAATCCCTTCTTAATGAAATCTGTTATAACATGAGCCTTCTCAAGATCAGTTTCGATTCCATATACATTCCAGAACTTACAAATCAATCCTTTCAGAGACTTAGTATATAATTCTCCGACTCTTTTCATTACACCATAAGGTGAGTAAGACATGTTACTCATCTGAGATGATGCGAAAACAAATGGTGTCTTATATCTATCAAGATACTGGAAAGCATTTGCCATCAACCTAGTATTGTTATCAATAAACTTAAAGGTATGTTGATACTTCTTTAAGTAATGAGAACCACCTACATCAAATGCAAGGAAGAAACAAAACTGAGCATTTTCAAGTGCATCATTTAGATTTACGTTGGGGATGCAGGTCATGTCTTGAGAGTCATGATTAACCACATCAAACTCTGTTACTTGATGTCCCTTATCACGAAGATACTGTGTTAGATATGCTCCAATCTGACCACTAGATCCTAATATAGTAACTCTCATTTACTCCTTCCAACTAACTTCATGTTTCTCATCAAAATTTATTAGACCAGTACCACTCATGTGTCCTACCTCAGTTACATCTACCTTGGGATATGTAATCCTGTTCCATAGATCTTCAACTTCAGGCCATTGAGGTCCAATATCATCAAATAACATTAGTCCTTTCCATTCCTTTTCTTCAAGGAACTCCATCATCTCTTCTTCTTGGACACCATCGTGGGGATCAACATCAAGCATAATGATAGAGACATGGTCCCAATTAATGCTATCGTCTTGCCTGAAGTCCTTAATCTTGAACTCGATGTTATCTCTTTTAATTTTCGACGCACCTTGTTCTTGAAGGTCGTAGCTGAAGACTTGATTGTTCTCATTGTATGATAAAGCAAGAGCAGACCCACCAGTACGTGTGCCTACGTCAAGGATGATTGAGTTGTCAAACTGTGTAGATAACCATGCATATAAACGATACTCACTCTGACCAGCACTAAGCCAGTCATTTGCATTGAGTGATTGTTCTGCAAGATGAGAAACATCTAAGTTTCTTATTGCATCCTTATCAAGTTGAATAGTTTGTTTAGTTACTTTTCGCATGTTCCAATTCCTTTGATGAAATTTCAACAACACCATGTTGGTGTGAATTTATTTGTTCAGAGATCCACTCATAAGTCTTACGGATGCCGTCCTCAAGTGATTGAGAATAATCCCACCCAAGTGTCTCACGAATTAAATCGTTGTTAGAGTTACGTCCTCTAACTCCCAATGGTGCATCCAACTCATGACGTTTTGATACAACCTTACCTGCAACCCTAGCAGCAGTTTCCACTAATTGATTAATGGTAACCATCTCTTCGGAACCGATGTTGACGGGGCCTTGGAAGGTAGTTGATTCCATGAGTCGTCTGGTTGCCTCAATACATTCGTCGATGAAGAGGAAGGATCTTGTCTGCAACCCGTCGCCCCACACTTCAATCGGGCCTCCCACATCTGGGACATACGCAACCTTGCGGCAGATAGCTGCTGGAGCTTTTTCTTTTCCTCCCTGCCAGGTTCCTTCTGGTCCAAAGATATTATGATACCTGGCAACACACACAGGAATATCGTAATTACGATTGTAAGCCAAGTATAATCTCTCGGAGAATAATTTCTCCCATCCGTACTCGGAGTCTGGTGCTGCTGGGTATGCGGAGTCTTCACGGCAATCAGGATTATTAGGATCAAGTTGATTGTGTTCTGGATACATGCAAGCAGAAGAACTATAGAAGATCTTAGTCTTATTTGTACTAAGAAGTCTATTCAACTGTACCTGTTCGTTCAGAACATTTAAATTAATTGTAGCAGAGTTGTGCATAATATCTGCTGAGTGTTCATCAGTAAAGATATAACCTGCACCACCCATATCAGCAGCGAACTGATAGATTTGATCGAAAGAATCTCCTTCTACATCGAGAACTCTTGCAACTAAACCTACCTCTCTCAGATCGCCTTGAATAAACTCATCAGCGGCACTCTCAGAAAACTCTGGGTACTTAAGATCTACACCCCTAACCCAGAATCCCTCAGATTTGAGTCTCTTACACATGTGACTTCCAATGAAACCACCTGCTCCTAATACTAATGCCTTTTTGGTTGGCGCCATATAATTTTTATTTAACCGCAACTTATTTATTCTAACAGGGTGCTTCTATTTTTGCAAGTATATTACGGGTTGGGAACCATCCTAACTCACGTAATGCGGTAGTATCCGCACACAATTCATCAGGTTCGTTCGGGGTATCCATCTTGATAGGTAGATTATCCACACCCATATGATTTGCAAGATCTAGAACAGAAGTAGATTCTCCTGTACCAATATCAATAGTACCAGTGTATTGACTAGTCATTAAATAAGCAATCGCTCTGACTACATCATGTACATGAATCCAGTCTCTCTTATGTCTGGTAAGATACGTTGCAGTCTTGTCTTGTAACATCCTGTATAACATATCCTCCCTACTACCTTCCTCTGACCAGACATTAAAAAATCTCATACCAACACTGTTAGGTGGTGCCATGAGTTCATTTGCTTTCTTTGTTATTGCATATGGATTCTGCCACCACTCGTGTGCTCCAGCAGAACTTGCATACAATAATCTAACGTTATTCTCTCTACAATAATCAAAGATAGGTTTCGACTTCTCTACATTATTATCCCAGAACTTCTGTGGGTTATCCACACTGTCTCTTAGTGCAGCATAGGCTGCAAGGTGAATAATATAATCATAATGTTCTGCAAACATACCAGAAGGGCCAACCCAGTCCCCTATATCCTCTGGTCTATCCAATCCATCTACCAAATAACCATAACCTTGTTCATGTCTAAGGTCATTGAACACATGACTTCCAACGAATCCCTTATGACCAGTAACCAATATCCGTGTCATTTATTAACTTTATCAGTAAAATTTGGAGAGTTAGGATCACTCAGTCCAGCAGTATGAACCTGAGACAATCCCATCGATCCTTGATACCAACCAGTAGCAATATACTTTGTACTAAAAGGTGGATTGCCTCTATGTAAATGAGTATAACTGCCAGGCCATATCAAAACTGTTCCTGTTTTGGGTTTGAATCTCTTCTTCTGATATAAAAACTCTGTCTCTCCTCCTTCTTCAACATCATTCAAATATACCATCCATGCCATTGTTCTATGTTGCATGTTCCAATCAAGATTTTCTCCATGAAATATATGATATCCCTGTTCAGGTTCAGTCTTCTGTAGAAGAGTTAAGGAACTAATAAAATTAAAGTTAGTAAGGTATGGATAGTGAGTTACATATGCACCTAAAGCATTATTAACAAACTGCATCAAGTTGGCCGCTTCAGATGGAGAATACGCATCTAAATTAACCTGTTTGTCCTGTACATATACCATCTCTCTTGGATTAACCTCATGACTACTATCAACATAGTCACAAAGAAATTTGCATAGATTTACATCCACACAGTCCTCATATATTCCAATGAATTCATGATACTCTTCAGGGAACTCAACTTTTATGTCATCACTCATTGGATGTTTTCCTTCAGGCATTTTTTATTCTCAAATAATTTGTTGAATCACCAAACTCACCGAACCCAAAATAATTAAAAGAGATTGAGTATCTAACATCAAAAGATGTTGAGACTGGTACGTGATGGTATATATGTGATGGAAATACGACTAACATTCCTTCACTAACTTGAATACTACTGATTGGTTGATTGACTGGAGTATATTCATCAAGGTCAAACATATGTGAAGGAGTACACCAAGTTGGATTGGTTCTATATCCAGAGAAATTTAATACTTCTCCAGACTTTGGAGGAACTTTAACATAATATACTCCACTAAAGTGACTGTTAGTATGACTATGTTCATGGGTGTAATCACCCTTGAGTGTTCTAGTTCCCCAAGATCCTGTCCTCTCAAAGTGATGTCTATCACCAGATACTTTAATAAAATTATGGATGAAAGTCTTTACTTCAACATCTATTCTATCCGACAAGAAAGTTAATCTGGGATCTGATAACAGATCATTCTTATCAGAGGAACTTGTATGTCCATTAGGATTACCATAGGAATCCGTATCTCTTATCCAAGTAACGGTTTCTAATACATCAGAGATACATTGATTGTCTAGCTCTAATATATTAGTATAAACAGGTACAGGAAATATCAGATGTACGTTAGACATTCTTTCTATAACAAGGAACCCCTTCTGGGTCTAACCATTTAGTATATTCTGGATCTTCTATACAAACATCCAGTTGCATCTGACTATCCAACAGGTACATATCTCTATACCTTTTAGTATAGTGATCCTGTTTCTGGATACGAAAATCACGCTTACCATTCTCCAATAGGTTATCCGTATGGACAAATCTATATGGTCCTTGGTCCAATATTGTAGTGTATGTCATCTCGTTATTATAACCGCTACCCCGTCCTCTGTCAATTACGAATCATTACTCTTCATCATTTGAATCCACGCTTCCTCTTCTTCTATCGAAGTAATTAAACCATTATCTATACTCGTCTTCACTGTTTCCTTATTAGGAACCAATGCAATATCCTTACCATCTGGGGTAAGGATCAGAAAAGACTTTCCAGTCTCCGCCTCCCCCAGTACTTCATCGAAGTGGGTCTCAAGATATTCGAGTGTGATTTTTTCCATTTTAAAATACGGAACCGCCGCCCATCTGTGGTGATGTTTCTTGAAGTTTTTCTAATGACTTAGTGTTTTCTTCTGCGATGTGTGCAGATTGATCTCTATTCCTCATTTTCTTTTTGAAGGATTCCAGAGTTGTTTCAATGTAACTATCTGCTTCTGGATCTACATCATCCTTAGTTCCTTTAGGTGAAGATTCTGCTGTGTTCCAAATAGCCATCATGTCTTGTACAAGAACAAGTGATCTCCAGTTCCTTCTATACATCCCCATATTAAACTTGGTACATACACATTCACCCTCAGATAATCCATCATTTTGATTAATTCTAAGAGACAATGCACCATTACCATCGGGAAGTAATTTTACCTTCTTAATTTTTAGAGACTTACCCCATGCATCCAAAACAAATGGATCATTCATGGTAAGATAGTATATCTCGTCAAGTTCAAACTCTTTACAGATATCATCATACGCCGCCTCGTATTCCAAGATAGATGTCTTATCCATTTCAGTAAAAGCACCGACACCTAGTATTAATAATACATTCTTTCCTTTAAAAAAAGATGATACTGGTTCTCTTTTTAATTTCTTTCTTACAAGATGAAATAATTGCGCTTCAGGTAATACAAACATGATTGAAAATAATATACTCCAAAATCTACTGTATATATATCAGATTTCTATCGTAGATACTGCATTTGCAGTTACGGTTTCTCTCATTGGTTCTTTCTTAATAAACTGTTCGTTCATATTATAATACAACTTATGGTTCTCTGTTGCAACATAGTAACCAAGTATATCAGAACCATCACAATGGTATCCATATCCAGTAACTTTTTCTTCAAGTCCATCAATACGGAATTTCTTTTCACCAGCTAGATAGTCATGATATCTTTGGTCTAAGTTGATCATCTTTCTTCGTAGGTAAGTTTTCGGATTTTACGGTGGCGCCGTCTCTCATGATAATTTATATCATCAGGTGTCAGAATGTCAACACTTTTTACACTATCTTTAGAATGACTTAATGTTACGTCATCTAAATTGGTAGCGGTAACCGTATCATCCTGAACAATCATCCTGTTAGAACACTGACACACCTGTGCTTTACTGGATCCAACAAATTCTACTCCACAAATTTTACACTTTGCTAAAATCATCTTCCTTCTCTACTAATTTATCAGGCCGTTAAATTCACCGTTAATGACAATCTTTTTTCTGGACTTGCAGTTACACTATGATTTGCAAACCTTGGTATAACAATTACAGATTCTGGAGTTGCTTCAAAGTTTTCATCATTAACATGCCATGTACAACTACCATAAAGTGGCTTCACTATCACATCATACTCATGTTGATGTGGATCAAAACTAGGTCTCCTAGTATCAGTTCCGTTACTAAAATAAAAATTTGCAATAGTATCAGAACCTTTTATTTTAAAAAGTCTTTGATTTAATTCTCTTAACTGTGCAGTAAGATCCAATACATCATTAATAACAGTAGTAAATCCTAAATCATGAAGTCTTTTCCACTGTTCGTAAATCAAAAACCTCTTTGCATTAAAAAAGTTATTTGATACCATACCAGATTGATTAATAACTTCTATAGAACCTTCAGGAAACCTAAGTTTTATCTGTAAGAGATCTAAAATTTTCTCTTCATTAATATCAATCTTATGACTACCTATAATATCAGAACACTCTTTTAAGTATTCAAAATCATATTGATGATTACTTTGATAAGGCTTATTAGCACTGTCCATTACAAATCAATAGGTAAGTCTTGTGGATTTTCGATCAACTCATCAATATCAAACAACAAAGGAGAACATTCCTCCTCTGTTAAGTATGAATGAAATTTATATAACTGTTCGTCAGTATAAACTCTGTTGCCATTCGCTTGAATAATAATCTCAGGATCTTCACAGGCAACATTATCTATCTCGTCAAACGTAAAGGGAACATAGTTAATGAAATACATCTTAACTATCTTTGTTCCCTCAATAGTTTCATACCAACAATAAGATGTATTAATCTTATACTTTTTCACCAGCAGCTAAAGTATCAGAATGTTCTTCGTAGAAAGCGATGGCATCTTCCCACATATTCTTATCACATAAGTAATGAAGTCTATCAATCAAAGCATCTCTGATGCATTTGTTTCTAACTTGTTGTGGTGTTAGGTGTTCCATCGAAATAGTCCTTCTTGTAGTAACGTCCTAGAATATTACTATTGTAATATGCTGGTTCCCCATTGTCAAGGGATTCGGTTAGCACGTTATTTAGAAATAACTGTCTCGTCTCTTCGTAATTTACTCTTCCGAGGGTGGAGTGGGTGGAAAGGATTTCTCTACTAAAGGTATCCGACCCCAAGCGTTTCCTGTCATCATTAAGTTCCTTAGAACTACCCCAGTATTGCTTCCAGTTACTCTCACTCGTCCTCCTGCGTCCGCCGCCTCGAGGCTTTCGTTTCTGTACGAAATATTTTCTGCCGATGTATTGCCTACCCGATTGGTTATTTGTAATCCTGTAGACGTAACCGAACTGGTCGCCAATATCGTCAGAAGTAAAAGCTGTACCCTTATATTGCCAGGCATTTGCATATAAGCTTTCACCCACGCTGGTCTCTGTGGTGGTCTCCATCCCATAATTTTCATGTCGCTACTCCTATTTAGTTCTAATAATTCGACTTCATTTGGGAAGTCACGCATAGGTTCCCTTCTTTAACATGCCCCACACATCATGATAGTCTTTCACTTGAAAGGCATATCCAAGATGGTTCTCTGCAATAGCAGCTGCTAAGGGATAATCATTACCATGTTCATCCATCCTATCACCAAAGAACCTTAAGTCATCACCTTTCTTAAAGTCTCTTAGTATCTGACTCTTATCTGCACCTTTAACAGATATATCTATCCCAGTCTCACCACCAACAAAAGCATGTAGTTCTGGGAACCTATCATTAAATCTCGTGGCAATATCTACTCTCTCATCTCTATCCTTATCCCATTTAATATACTCTTCCCTTTCTGTCCATGTGCCACCTCTACCTACAATACTAAAATTAACACAGCCAGGTCTCTCTTCTATATGAGTACCAGTCCTTACAGGAAACACACTATAGTCTAGTTCATCCTGTAAGAACCTTCTACATTTATCTGGCAATTCCCAATCTGTTCTATAATATTGTATGTCTCCTTCATAGACATCATTGCCTGCACAATTATATACTCTCTTGCAAGCACAGTATAGAGAAAGTCCTATCTGTTCTATAGTTTTATCTCTATCACTCCCAGTAACAAGATAGACCTCGTTCGTGAGAACGAAGTCATAAAAGTATTGAAGAAAATCTAGATCGATTTTTTTGCGACTAGGAGTTAGAGTCCCGTCGATATCAAATATAAATTTTAACATAACGAAAGTATATCACACTATGATTTTTTGTCAACAGGCCATTTTTCTTTACTACGAATGATCCTTTCTAATCTCTCAGGATATTTTGGGAGTGGTGGTTCAGTCATCTTATATCATTTGTTTAAAATTATCCCAAGTTTTATGATCTCTTATATCATCTGGTACTAGATCCTCACTACCAGAAACATACTTAGCATGTACTTTTCTTTGTAACAATCTCTTTGCTCTTGCACCTGCATCCGTTGCCTTCTCTGGTTGTTTAAGAACTTCCTTCTTTCTACGAAGGGCCTTAACCATCTTAGAAACTCTATTCACTTGTTCGTTTGTTACAACCTTCTTAACATCCTTTGCAAACTTAACACTCTTCTTAACACCCTTAGCAAATCCTTTACCAAATACTCTAGCACCTTGAGTTGCTTTACGATGTCGTTTAACACCATCTTTAACAAAATCACCAAAGGTTTTAGTCTTCTTCGGTGTTGAAGCAGCCTTAGTTATTGGAGTACTCTTAACAGACTTCCTTGCAGGAGCCTTCTTAGGTGCAGGTTTAGTTGTAGTAGCCTTAGTTACAGGAGTCTTCTTCGCTGCCTTTGGTTTCTTTACACCACGTTTTGCTTCATGCTTTGCAATCCTTTCCTTATGTGCATCCAATCCAGGCGCACCAGTTCCTTTATATTGTGCCTTAGTTCTTGCGTCTGACTTAGTACTTGGTGCAGTCTTCTTCTCTGCCTTCTTAACTGTTGCTCTAGTTATAGGAGTCTTCTTCGCAGCAGCCTTCTTAGCCTGAGCATGTTTAACTACTGTCTTATATCCAAGACCTA